GAAGAAAGACAAAGCCAAATTAGTTTATTTGACGAGGTCTGATTATGACCGACAAACTAATACCGCCGGTCAATGACTGGTGGGGAGGTGTAAAGGAGAAAATAAGATGATTGAAAATATTTCAGATATAGTAGCGATTGCTTTAATGGTGCTATTTACTTATACACTAATTGTTTGGTTAAAAACGGCTAAACGTGCAAATAAAGTTATTGATGAATTCGAGAAAATTAACAACGAAAACTCAGATAAATGTGATTACTCACCTTCCGATAGATGGCTTGATAAACATATGGATTGAGGTGGAAATGAAAAAATTTAGATTATATAGCAGTTCTTTTTTTACCAAAAATGGGAAAGTGATGTCAGTAGCAAATATGTCAGTATCAAATATAGTTGAAGCTAATAATTATGCTGAAGTAATACAGGAAATTGAAAGTAACGCAGGTTGGTACACTGCTGACAACGGAGCTTTCAAAGTTGCCTATATCGAGGAGGTTGTGGAATGATTCTGATTATAAATATGATATCGTTCATAATTTCGTTACTATCAATCACCATAAATATTTGCATTATTTTAAATAGGAGAAGATAAAAAAGACTTATTGAACGCAAAAAAAGCCCAAGCTGACCAAACTTGAGCGAAATACGAATTTACAACAACTTATTATAATATTTTTAATATTTTTGGTCAGTTATATTATATCACATACTGAGCTAGGAACTCGTAAAACTCACCTGAAAGGAATAAGAACATGAATAGTACACAATTTAAAGCAGCAATCGCAGCAGGAGCAGTAATAGTAATTGGTGGAGCTATCGCTCTGACTTCAATTGAAAAAGTAGATAACGGTTATCAAGGGGTGGTTATTTCAAAGACTGGTAAAATTGCTTCCAACAAAACAGTAGGACCAGGAATGCATTTTGAATTTTTCAAGGATGTTGTAAGTTATCCAACACGTATGGTACAAGCGAATTTCAATAATGATGATAAAAAAGATGGAAAACCTATCGTTGCCTCAACTAAAGATGGTAAACGTGTAGATGTTGAACTAAAAGTTTCATATCACGTTGAACCAAATAAAATAGTGGATATCTATAAAAAGTTCGGTAATGTAACTGGTGAAGCTATGGAAAACGGTTGGTTGCGTACTCAAACACAGAATGCTCTACGAGATGAATATGTAAAACACAGCTTGCTTGATATTTTAACAGGGAAAGCTTCAAATCTTGAGCCTGAGCTTATCAATGACCTTAAAGACCGATTTTCTAAAGAAGGTTATGTCCTAGATGATGTTACATTGGGTGTTCCTGATGTAGATAAAGCCACGCAACAAACAATTGATGGCATTATCGCTGCAACACAAGCGAATGAAAAGGCAAAGAAAGATGCAGAAACAGCTCTAACAAATGCCAAGAAAGATGCTGATGTAGCTAAAACAAAAGCTGATGCTGAACTCTATACAAAAGAACAAGAAGCAAAAGCAAATGATGCACTGAATAAATCTATCACAGATGAAACAATCAAATATAAAGAAGCTGAAGCACGTCTTAAATTTGGTTGGGTCACAGTTGATGGAACAGGTAGTACTATTGTAGATGGAAAGGATAAGTAATGATAATACTTGTACCTTGGCTAATCATTATTGCAGTTGCTCTAATGTTCTGGGTATCTTATGTTTATAGCTATTCTAAGATAGTTCGCCATGAGAACCTAAAGTTAAAAAATAAGTTGGCCCATGTTGAAACTGAACTTGAGAATCTTAAAAGCAAAGTATCTTGGGATGATTATTAAATAGCAAAAAAAGCCCGAACTGACCAGGTTCGAGCATGATGTTTAATTTGTAATTGATTATTATATTCTTTCGGTCAGTTATATTATAGCACATTTACTTAATAAAAAAGCCCACTGCAATGGGCTTTCCAAACGATTTATTCTAACACTATTATAACATAACAGGAGTTAGAATATGACACAAGAACTGACGAAAGCACAATGGCATGATGTCCGAATGGCATTAAGAATTATCATCCGAAATAAAAAGAATGCCAATCAATCTCAACTTATCAATGAAGCGCTAGACAATATCAAAGACGAAGATGATCGTAAGATATTCAAACGTTATTACATTGACGGCTGGGGCATCATTAAGATCACAATGAATATGTATTACTCAAAGACTGCAGTCATTGCTAGAAATAATAAAGCAACGCAACAGTTTGCTGAGAAATATGACAGTGGTCATTTACTTAAGATGTTTCATGAATAATATAAAGAACGCTACTTTTTCGTAGCGTTTTTATTTTACGATTGAATCATGATAGATGTGAGTACACCTAAGGCAAGGCACAGGTTCTATTGCTCAGGAGCGTGGAGGCGTATGAGAGAACAGATACTCAAGCGCGATAACAACGAATGTCAATGGTGCAAAGCAGAAGGCAAAGTAACAACAGCTAAGACTGCGACACTAGAGATAGATCATATCAAGGAACTTGAGTATCATCCAGAGCTTGCACTAGAGCCTACTAACCTTCGCACCTTGTGCCATGACTGCCACAACATCAGGCACAACAGACACAAGGACAAGCAATTTGATGATGAAACTTTTGAATTCTGATTTTATTGTTCGGAAATTACAGAAAAATAATTAAAATATACCCCCGGGTCTAAAAAAATCGGGTCTAATTACAAATTTACCACAGACCGGTTGGGGTCTTTTAACCAAAAATACGAATGATTTTATAGAGGGGAGCTGATAATGTTCGGAACTAGATTGAAAGAAATCTTAAAAGATAAAAAAATGAGTTTTTCTGATTTAAGAAAACTTTTATCTGCCCAAGAAATAAAAGTAACAAATAGCCAACTTTCTTACTATGCCAATGGCAAACGTAAACCAAAAGATAAAAATATTTGGTTAAAAATTGCTCAAGTTTTGGAAGTGGATTTACAAGAAATCATCCTTGATATTGATTATTTTTTATTGATTAAAGATAAAAAAACTGAGAACAGCATTGAGAATTTTTCGAAAACTGAGAACGGTTCTTTAGTAAAGGAGTTACTCTCGTTAATTGATGAAAATTCTCCCGCGGAGCTAGAAAAAGTCTATCGTTATTGTAGTTTAGTTTCTAACTTTGAGAATTTAAGCAAAGCAATTGAAAAAGAAGGGGTGATGATTTTGGTCCCGTCTGGTGAAAATGAGATAAAAAAACCACACCCTGCAATTGCAGAAAAAGTAAAAGTAAATGCTGCCTTAATTAAGTTAGATGAATTTTTTGAAGAAAAACGAACATCAAAACCTAAAAATAGTGGCGAAAAAGATTGGAGTAAATTTACGAAGTGATCGATTACGTTCAAAATTACATTGACAGTTATTATGCGGGCATGGTCAAATTCAACTATGAACGAAAATTACTTGCTGATTATATTAAACGTGAGGTAGTGCCTCGTCTCGAATCAGGCGAGGTACTTTTTGACGTTGAACAAATCGAGAATTGCATTGGATATACAGAGAAATATTTCTTTGAATTGGAAGATTTCCAAAAATTCATTATCAGTTTTATTTTCTTATATTTTTCAGAAAATCATCGGAATGTTTATCGAAAAATATTAATCATGATTGCCAGGGGGAATGGTAAAAATGGATTACTTTCTGCAATAGGAAGTTATCTAACTACCCCTATGCATGGAATCCCTAATTATAATATTTCAATTGTGGCCAACAGTGAGGACCAAGCCAAAACAAGTTTTGATGAAGTTCACGACACAATTGAAAACCATGAAGAATTAGAAGAACTATTTGGTAAGCCACGTAAATCAGAAATAAAAAATTTACAAACAAAATCGCTCTTTAAATTCAGAACTTCAAATGGAAATACTAAGGATGGACTTCGAGATGGGGCGGTTATCTTTGATGAAATCCACCAATATGAAAGCAATAAAGATGTAAAAGTACATATTTCTGGGTTAGGTAAGCGACCTAATCCACGTGAATTTTATATAGGAACTGATGGTTATGTGCGCGATGGCTTTATTGACCAGATGAAAGATATGGCACTTAAAGTTCTTAAGGGCGAAGCAAAATGGAATGCTATTTTCCCATTCATTTGTAAGTTGGACAAGGCAGAACAGGTTGATGATCCTACACTTTGGGAATTATCAAGTCCTATGTTTTCACTTCCAATGACCGAGTATGCACAAGGTCTTTTTGAAACAGTTCTTGAAGAATATGAGGACTTAGAGTTAAATCCTAGCGGACGAGATGAATTCATGACTAAGCGCCAAAATTTCCCAGTAACTGACATCGAAAGAAGTGTGGCAACTTATGAAGAATTAAAAGCAACCAAAAAAGAATTTCCAGAATTAAGAAATCTACCTGCGGTTGGTGGCTTTGACTTTGCCTCTACTCGCGACTTTATTGCAGTTGGTGCTTTGTTTAAGATTGATGGGAATTATGTTTTTAAATGTCATTCCTTTGTTCGTAAAGAATTTGTTGATAGGGTTTATAGTTATTCTAAACCAAACGAAAATGTCAATGGAAAGCGGCGATTTGCTCCAATTAGACAATGGGAAGATGAAGGATTACTTACCGTCTTAGATGAGCCGTCAATGGATCCACAACATGTTGTAGATTGGTTCGTTCGAATGCGTGATGAAGAAGGTTATGATTTCCAAACAATAAGTGGAGATGGTTATAAAATGAAAGGCTTCCTCCAACCATTATTTGAAGAAGCGGGATTCGAAGTCTCTTGGAATGGTAAATTTGAAGAACCGCTTGGTTATCGTGTGGAAGTTATCCGCAACTTTAGGGCTATTGATGCGCAATTATCAACGGTAATTGAGGACAGTTTTGCTAATCAAAAAATTAATTTTGGTGATAATGATATGATGCGGTGGTACACAAATAACGTACTTAGACATTTAAAAAAAGACGGGAATGTGGAATATATCAAAAAAGAAGATGTCAGACGAAAAACAGATGGATTTAAAGCTTTTGAAGCAGCGATGTTCAAGGCTGATTTACTAAATGAAGTTGATTCTACAGATTTTTATGATAATTTGGGCTGGTTCATGGGATAATCAATACTTTTTTAGAGTAAAATTCCAGCATAATTAATTTCAGGAAGAAGTTAGCAATAAAATATTAGTTATCCAGTGCAACAACGCTTCTAAGAGTATCAGAGATGATGCTCTTTTTCTTTATAAAAACGCTACTTTTTCGCTCTACTTTTCTATTAAACTTAAGATAAAAGAGACGGAAAGGAGAGAATGTGGGACTATTTTCAAATATTTGGTCGTCGCTCAAAACCAAAAATATTGGCACCGATATTTCTGGTTACACTGCATTATTTAATGCACAGACTACCCTAGGAATGAAAAATGCTGCTTTAGAATCTTGTGTGACTTACTTAGCACGGTTAATTTCTAAAGGGAAATTTGTATTCAAAAATGAGAGTTCTATTACTGATTCGGAGTTTAACTATGCTTTGAATGTGAAACCTAATCCAAATCAAACGGCTAGTGAATTTAAAGTGGCAATGGTTAAAAAGCTGCTCAATGGCGAGTTATTAGTTATCAGAGATAATGATAAGTTCTATATTGCAGATAATTTCGTGACAAATTACTCTTTGGATGGAAATACTTTTTCTGGAGTAACAATTAATTTCTCAAGCAGCAATGTCACAAATGCTCCGAATTCAGGCCCGTATGCTCAAAAGTATTTTGATAAAGTATTCACACAAGGAGTTGATTGTTTTCACTTAGATAATGACAATATTGGGATAAAAAAGTATGTCGATAGTTTATGGGGAGATTATGGGAAACTCTTTGGGATATTGATAGCGAATCAACTTCGTGTTGGTCAGTTAAGAGCAAAAATCAACATTCCAGTTAACAACGAACTTGAAAACAAGGAAAAGATAAAAGTTCAACAACAATATGCGACTACTCTTTTCGATAAACTTTTGAATGATCCAGTTGTTTTACTTCCAGAAGGTGATAAATCAAAGTCTGCTTATGATGAAATTTCTTCTAGTAAATCAGCAACGCTTCAAAATCAAATCACGGATTTTGGAACATTAAAGAAGATTTTTATTGGTGAAATAGCTGGATTGCTAGGAATTCCACCAGCTTTAGTTCTTGGAGAGACTGCAAATAACTCTGAGAATTTAGATTTAGCAATTGAATCTGCAGCAGTTCCTATCGGAAACAAGTTAGCAGAAGGATTTGCCAGTCTTTTAATAAAAGAGTCAGGGTTTATGAATGGTAATACTTTACAAATGACAGGCTATAAAACAGTTAATATTCTTGATCGAGCTGATGCAATCGATAAGGCGGGTTCTAGTGGTGTTATAAAAGTCAATGAAGTTCGTGAGGCCGTCAATTTACCACCAACAGAAGATGGTGATAGGTTTATTATGACGAAAAATTATGAAGAGAAAGGAAAAAATAGTGAAGACACTTAAATTTAATGGGACTATAATTCCCGATGCACTTGGTCCAGTATATGACTTTGTTAAGCGTAGCAATGTCACTCCTAAAACTATGACAGATTTTTTAGAAAATGCAAAAGGAGAAGATGTTCTTCTTTCTATGAGTTCAGGTGGCGGAGAAATTACAGCTGCAAGCGATATGTATACTGCATTAAAAAAATATCCAGGTAAAGTAAACGTTGAAATAACTGGAAATAGTGCCAGTGCAGCTACAATCGTCATGCTTGGCGCAGATCATGTTGCAATTTCTCCAAGTGCATCAGTAATGATACACAATGTGCAGTCGGGTGCACAAGGCGATTATCGCGATTTGGGTAATGCATCAGGCGCTTCAAAAAATCTTAGTGAAGGTTTTGCTGAAATGTATGCTCAAAAAATGAATAAGAGCATTGATGAAGTAAAGGAGTTAATGGATGCGACAACATGGTATAACGCCAAACAAGCTAAAGAGGCCGGATTGGTTGATGAAATCATGTTCGAGGCAACGCCAATGATGGTTGCTAGTGACGATTTGCTACTTTCTGATGAAGCTGTCTCTAAAATAAATGCTCTTATGCAGAGTGACAAAGAACCAACAATGAATATTAAATTCAATCCTGAACAAATGAAGCAACTAACCAATATGGTTGATGAAAGAATATCTGCAGTTAAAGCAGAATTGGAAGTTAAAAACTCGGCAGACAAGCCGCTTAAAAATCAGAAATTTAAACCAATGTTTGGAGGAATTAAATAATGGATTACACAAAACTACCTAATTACAAAGCAGCTGTCGAAAAATACACAAATGCTGTTAAAGAGGGTGCGGATGAAGCAGCACAATCTAAAGCTTTTGACAAAATGATGAACACTCTTGGAACTGAAATGATGGAAAACATGAGTGCTACAACATCAGATAAAATCAACGAATTAATGGCTTCACGTCCAACTAATGGACTTTCTGAAAACGAAACAAAATTCTTTAATGATATTTCTTCTGGTGTAACTGGTGCTGATGTTACTCTTCCACTTGAAATTATGAATCAAGTGTTCACAGAATTAGAACAAGCTCACCCATTGTTGAATATCATTAAATTCCAAAGCTCTGGTTTGAAAATGAAAGCTGTTATTGCTGACTCTCTTGCTTCAGGCGGAGTAGCAAAATGGGGTGAAATCTTCGGAGATATTAAAGGCCAATTGAGCCAAACTTTTAAAGAAGTTGATTTCTCTCAAAGCAAATTGACAGCCTTTCTTGCTATTCCTAAAGATGCACTTGAAAATGGCTATGACTGGTTAAAAACTTTCATTGTCATTCAAATGTCAGAAGCAATGGCTCTTGCACTTGAAACCGCTCTTGTTGTAGGTGATGGTGACAATCAACCAATTGGCTTGATGAAAGACTTAGAAAATGGAACAGTATCAAACGGAAAAACAACCTATCCAGATAAAGCTGTAGATGGCGATTTATCTGATTTGACCCCTGATACAGCGGCAATAAAACTTGCTCCTTTAATGCAAAAACTTGCTAAAAACGCCAAGGGAGTATCTGTAAATATTTCTGGGCAAGTAAAATTACTTGTTAATCCGGATGATTATTACGGAACATTAGCTAAGTTCATGTATCTAACTCAAAATGGCCAGTGGGTTGCAGTGCTTCCATTTGGAGTTGAAATTGTTCAATCGATTGCAGTACCAGCAGGAAAAGCAGTTATTTTTGCAGCTAACCGCTACTGGGCTTACATGGGCGGAACTAAAATGGGTGAATTTGACCAAACCCTAGCAATTGAAGATTTGCAACTTTACACTGTCAAGTCTTTCTACTACGGAAAAGCTTATGACAATAATACAGCTCAAGTTGTAACATTGGTAGCTACACCCTAATGCCCCCCAAGTCGGCTTAGCAGTCGTGGGGGAATCAAAATTATAAACTAAAAGGAGAAACAAATGGCTTATACACCAACAGTCTGGAAAGATGGTGATACAATCACCGCTGATAAATTAAACAAGCTTGAAGAAGCTGTTGAGAATGAACAAGTAGGACCTAAAGGTGCTACTGGTGCTAAAGGCGCAGCTGGATTGAGTATTAAATCACTAGAACTTACAAAAACTGATGGGGAAGTAACCGGTGGGATTGTTACATTGAGTGATGATTCAACAGCCCCAGTTACAGTCACAGAAGCTTAATAGTAAAGGAGAAGTAAATGAGCGATGCGGAAACTTGGGCGGAAGGTCATCTTAAATCTTTTAAGCAAAGGATGCGGATTAATACAGAAGATCCTGATGAACTTGCCAATTTAACAAAAATGCTCATTGCCTCTTATACTTCAATTCTTCAGTTGGTTGGTGTATCCGATGCCACCGACCCCGAAGTTGAGGAGTTAATCTATGAGCGTTCACGTTATACTTACAATGATGCACTTGATGAGTTCAAAGAGAACTATGCTCAAAATATTCGTGAC